GCCGCTCCCACCGCTTCCGCCGGACCACGAGGGGCCACCATCGTCTGGACCGTCAAACTCGTTAGCGGAGCTATACGCGGCTGAGAGAATCATCCCCCCACCGACGAGCAGCACACCAAGACCGGTTGAAATCAACGCCAGCTTGAGTGCCGTCAGCGACCGAATGGTGTTCATGATCGCGACTTGCATTCCGCCTAACCACGTCATAGCACTGGTCGCCAGCCCAGCGATTGAAGCACTGCCGACTATACCAAGTGTTTGCAAGGCGAGCATCAGGTTCATCGCACCGATTGCAATTTTGGCGAAGACGAACAGCAACCCGAGTAGAAGTGCCGTAGCAATTATTATTGCAGCGGCGAACTTGTTACCGAGCAGCGTGGACATCTTGTACAGCAGTACCCACAACGGCTCAAGTGTGGCAACGAACTTCGCAATCATGAGTGCGACCTCGTAGAACGCCAAACCAACGTATTTGGCACTTCTACTTAGTGCGATCAACGTTTCCTGATTCGCGTATGCTTCTTGAGTTAGCCAGATGAACAGATCGATGATTTCCGTTCCGAGGATGTCGCCGAATCGCATCGCAAGCTGCGTGATTATCCCCTCGTAGTCAGCAATCTTGGTAAAAAAGTCAGCGATAAACTGACTCCCACCTTCGAATGCCGCGAAGATCGCGTCTTCGAACACGGCGAGTTCAGCAATCGACTCCGCAATCGGTCGCATTGCTTCGGGTGCGAAATCGAAGAACTCGTCACTGATCGAAGCAAGCTGCTGGGCCGATGGTTGGAAGACTTGGAATAGTTCTTTCTTGAAGTCAGCTAACGTGCTTGTCGCGTTTTGCCACGCTGCGTCCATGTCCTCGCCGTAGCCAATCAGGCCCAGTCCGACGACTGCTGCTCCGGCGACAGCGAGTGCCCCCATCGCGGCTGCCACACCGAATGCGTGAACGGCGAATGCCGCCAGCATCGGAATCATGGCCGCCAAGATGTCGTACCAGAAGGTCATATCTGGCTTGAGGCGGGCAACGGCCCTGCCGAATTTATTGGTCGCTCTTCGGATGTTTCCAATCCGCTTTCTGATCTTCGACAACTTCACATCTTTCCGCAAACCCATCATCGGAACGTTCTTTCCACGACCGCCCCGTGATCGACCACGACTAATAGATGCCGATAGACTCCCCGACGAGGGTTCTCGTGGGCTGTGGAACCGACCGTCGGAGTTGAGCATATCAACATCGTCAAAGCCGTTCCATCCGGCTCCGAAGTTACGGGCTGGGTATCCAACACCGCGCTCCTCGAATAGCGAATCGGCAATTTCGGAGTTGACCTCTTTGATCGTCATCCCCCGAATTGTATCAGCGTTGATCTTTCCGTCTTTCAGGCTGAAGCGATTTTCAATCCTTCGTGCGATAGCTGTGGGGCTTGACCCCCGGCCATCACCGCGAGCGGACGACCCGATGCCCCCGTTGGGGGGTCCGGTTTTTGGCCCACCGTCTTCGCTGCGCTTATTGTTAAAGTTCTGCGGTGAGCCACCAACGTCAACGTCATCCCATGCGTCGGCACTCTCTTTCATCTCACGAGAGATGCGCTGCATCCGGTCTTCGGCGTCTTCGAGTTCCGACGTGAGTTTCTGAATCTCGCCGCTGATACCCTTGATGTCAGTCCCAAAGTCGATGCCATCGAGATCCTTCCCGATAGATCGCATGAGCGTTTCGACCTGTGCTAACTCAGCGTAGAACGCTTTGGCGTCAAGGTCGAGGTTAATATCAACTGACATTAGCTATCGTAATCCGGGTTTTCGCTGGTGTTGACGTAGCGAACAGTTTCTTGCTGACTGGTTTTGTTACCGCCACCCCCAGCAGAACCTTTGCTGTTGAGGGGTCGAGATGGCGAGGGTTGATTCGAGGACGGCCCGTCATCTGGCATTCTTTCTTCTTGCTGTTCTGCTTGTCTCGATTTTTCAGCTTCGATAATCTGTCGCTGTAGGGGCGTCAGTGTGAGTTGTGAATCCGACCCGTGGAACCCCATGTCGTAGTCTTCGAGTAGGAAAACGAAGCTACTCGCCGCCCCCGTCTCGGCGAAAGGATTCCGCACTCTCCGCGTCTGAACTAATGGAGAGAACGCGCTCGGCGATGAACAGGGTTTTGCCGCCCTGTAGCCCCATGCCTTCTTGACCGCTGTTTCCGGCCACGCCGAAGATTTCGCGGATACCCTCTTCGGTTTCGCCTTGAGCGATTCCCTGTGTGCGGTCGATGCCTTTGACCGCGGCTTGGGCCATGATGTAGACGAACTCTTCATCGAACTGCGTGGGGTCGATTGCCCCCTCCTCCACGTCTTTTTCTTCTTCCAGCATCTCTTGGGCTTCGCCCGCGTCGATGTCCAGCCGATCTTCGAGGAATGCTGCAATCGGCAGGAACTCGGGGTCAGTAAGCGGGCGAACATACAGGTCGCCACTCAGGCCGTAGTACGTGAAGTCCTCGATACACTCACGATACTCGTCGCCACGAAGGGCCATCTCTCGGAGTTTCGAGAGGTTAACGCTGGATTCTTCGGCTTCGGTATCGGCTTCTGCTTCGATTTGTTCAGTCATGAATGGTTTATTGAAAAGTGGTTATTGGACTGTTCTACTGCCCTTCGCCGTCAGTGCCGTCGTCAGTTTCTTCCCCTTCATCCGGCTGATCGCTGGTCCGGTCCATGGCGACCCAATCGAAGGCAGTCTCAGTGACTTCCTCGTTGCGAACTTCGTAGCTGTCACTCGTCACGAGGACCGTCTGATAACTGTCGGGTTGGCCGTTCCTATCGTGAGTGATTGTAATAGAAACCGGAGTAGGAACTCCGTTTTTGTCGTAGACCACGTTGTTGATGCTCTGCACGTCACCGAAAGAACGAGTCAGCGTACTGCCTTTGAACATCATCGTCCCCGAATAGGAGATCGCGGTAATGCTGTAGCCAGTCGCCTTGAGCGAAGACTCACGGATTTCCTCGATTTCGATGTCCTTGGTGGTATCGAGACGGGAAATGGGGACTTCTGCGACTTTCGCCTTTTTGTCATCGCCCGAACTGCTACTCTGTGTAACAACGAGGCTGATGTTGGCGGCAGATTCGATGCGGTCGATTCCGTTAGGAGTTTGCTTAGCCATGATTTAACTCTGTAGAATAAATTGTTTGAACTATCGAGATCAGTTTCCGATGCTCACATCGTTGATGATGAAGCGAAGTGGGCTTGGGGCAGTAACCGAGAGTTCAAGTCGTGCCCGTGATGCCGATTCTGGAATAACGTTGACTTCGTACCCCTGAACGATGTTCGACTTTTGCAGCGACAGCATCTGATCATTGATTACCTCCTCAAGCGCATTTCGAACCGGCAGGCGGTTGAGTAGCCCAATGAATGGTTGCTCGTTGGCTTCGGCGACGGCATACACGTAGTCGAGTGCCAGCCGCTTGAAGCCATAATCGATGTTTTGCTCGTCTGTGTTGCTGTCCATAACGGCAGTGGGATCGTCTTTGATGACGGGTCCGTTAGCCGTGTTTTGCAGCGGAACAACGTTTTCATCGATTAGCTGCCCGCGCTCGATTCTGTCGAGCTTGGTGTAGAGTTGCTTCTCGGTTTCGAGTGGAGCGTTGACCGACGTTCGATCAAGACCGAGATCGGCCCGCTTGCCTGCATAGGCTGCCAGTGCCGAACTCCCATCTTCGAATCGAGTGGAGTACAGAACTTGAATACGAGACGAGTCGTACACCTGCTCGTAATCCACTGGGGTGATTTCCAGTCCGGCTGCGAGAAGTGCGATGCAGTAGTTTTTCTCGGATGCCAGCGAGTCAACAACCGAATCGACTTTGCTCTGAACGGTATCGGTTTCCGACAGAGCGTGCAGGAAGTCGATAGCCTCGGCAGCCTCGGCGTTGGCTTCGATTGCATCGAGGGCTGCTACGTAGTCGTAATAGGTGTACGACACGTCGAGTGAGGCCGATGGCGCTTCGAACAGTTCGAGTTCGCCATTAACTGGGTCGAGAACGACATCCCCTTCATTGGGGCTGAAGTTGCTTGCGTTCTCGTAGACCACCGTGACATTTTGAACCGTCCCATCGAGGGTAACAGTAATGTCGTCAGTGTTCTCGGATAGGGATTCGTTATCGAGAGTAACCGACGTGGTTGCCTCACCAGAGTGATCCTCTTCGATGACATCGGCTGCTTCGGGTGCAGTTCCATAGATCGGGGATGCCCCTTCGTTCAGCAAATCGATGAGGGCGGTCGTCAGCAGGCTTGTTTCTCGTGGCCCAAACCGCTTTTCGGCTGTGCGAACACGAGAAATTTCGTAGACCGTGTTGGGGTCTGCTGGGGTTTCTGCCGCAGAAAGGTTTGCTTGCCCGACAACACCAACATCAGTTGGTGCTTCGGTAGTGTTACTGAAAGAATTATCCGAAACCTCTTCGGTGATAATTCCGGGTTCGTCGTAGCTGCCGTATTCGTTTGCCATGTATTAGTCTGTGTAAGTGATGTCGTTTTTGATTTCTTCGAGCGTTTCGTACTGACTGTTTGCTGGACCGATTTTCAGATCGTGCAATCCATTGATCGTAAGCGCCTGATTGAGTTCGGCCTCTGGGGTTTCGACAAACTGGTGGTCGATTCCACCACCATTACTGAGTGAGACAGTTCGCGTATGATCGTGGAGGGTAGTTGGCTTGGTTCGAAGCAATCGCAAACTCCGAATGACATCATCGTCCAGTCCAACCCCCTCAACGTCGTCAGTGTGACGAATGAGCAGTTCAACGCGCATACCCCAGTAGAATCGGTAGTATTCTTTCTGCACACCGTCGGCGGGGTCATCGAATAGCCCCACGTAGTCGTCATTGTGGTAGGTAAACTCGGTGGTTGACCAATTTTCAATGATTACCGCGGGGGTAGGCCGCTCGTTCCGCGTTCCTTTAACGAACACCGGAACTGAAAGCTGGCCGGAGAGGTAACTCACGAGGGAGTTAAGTGCTTGTTTTTGATTCATGTGTTATGACCGCATTCGCTGGCGTATCCGCGATTCGACTTTCGACCGAATGGTTAAGCTCGCTGTTTGTCGCATTCGGCCTTCTGCTGCGCGTTTGAAATGAATGCCATCGAAACCATTGTCACCGATTGACTGGGCGATAGCAAATGCCGCACGAACCGTGTCCTCGCCATAGCGGGCTACTAATGCGTCTATTTCGGGGTTGCTATCTTGCATAAAAATCAGTTATTGATCAGTGCGAATGGTTCCGAAAAACGAGTCGAACCCCTGAAACCCCCAGTTGACTCGGATTTCGATTTTATCTTCGGTGAAATATTCCGGTGTAGACGGATCTTCCCACGCTTCTTGATTAATCGTCAAGTCGATCTTCGACTCGTTGAAATCGGCTGCAAACTCGGCTAATCCATCCTCAAGATCATCACCGAAAAGGTCGATGGTGACATCATGGCCATCGATTGTTGCAGTTCCGATTTCCTCGAACTCATCGGAAAATATGGTTAGGTGGATCACAGTTCTCCGTATCTTCGATTGAGGTCTTCGATGATGTCTTCCCAGTCCCGTTCAACCGCGACTGACAGTTCGTTTCGGATATAGGCCGGAATGACGAAGTGTTGGTTTGCTGCCCATATAAGGTCTTCGTGGTGTTCGTAGAGATTTTCGTAGAGATTTTCGATTTCCTTTTGTGAATACAGGCGACCAACACCATTATCGAATAGCATCTCGGCGAACATTGCCGCAGTTTCCTGCGAGTTTGTCGCACTGTATGCGCCACTCATGTAGCGTTCACTGCGGTCTGCTCCGAAGAACACCTCGGATGAGATTGCCTTTCGGAAGTGGCTTCGAGAAAGAGCCTCGGCGAACACGGCTAACGAACCTTCGTCAGTTCGCTGAAAGCCGGGATCGGGGGCAATATCATCGGGGTCAACCCCGTAATCGACTTTGACATCGCTTTCAGGAGCATACTGCCGAAACTCCATCATGTCGGGGATGATCTGGCCGGTATCTCTGTCTACCGGAATCCGTTTTGTAACCCCCTCCCAATCAGCGGAGAACACCTGTTGATCGTTGTATTCGTGTATTCCTTTGACTACCCGGAGTTCGATTTCACTACCATCGTGGTCGGGGAGTGCTACTTTGACGTAGCCGCCTTCTTCAAGATCGGGGTTGGGTCCAAAAACCAAGTCATGGCGGAAATCATACTTGCTGTCGTATTCAATCGTACCAGCGTCTTGGGCTTCGGCTACGGTGTTGTCGTAGATGTGTTGAAGCCACTCGGGACTTTCGAGATTGCCGTCGTCGTAATCATCACGCTGATTTTTACTCAGCATCATGTACGCCGTTGGCTTTGCGCTGCCAGCATCTATATCGTACTTGGTTATCTCGGAGACACCGCCGCGTTCGACATAATCGAAATCAACCTCGTCGGTGTTTCGATACACCTTAACCTTATTCCAATCACCACGACGAGCATCTGAATGGTGGTCGTACCCATTCGTTATGAGATACGCGTGCATCATTTCGTGGCGGATAGTTTTGGTTTTACCCTTGCTACGACCACGCGGGAACTCGCTGTCAGGATTGTGGAGCTTGATTCGAACAGTCTGGTCGTCAAAGATATCTGGTGTGACGTTCGCGTTTTCATCCGGTGCTGCCTTTTGGATGTTCTTGATGTTGTTTGCCAGTTCGATGGCTTCGTCAGGATTGGTTATCGCCGCGGTATATTCGCGCCACACCTGATTGATCTCGTCTTTCGCGGTTTCATCGAGATAATTGCCCTTGGGAATCAGATCGAACTGCTCATCAGCAATATCCCATTTTTCGTCGTCCGACAGGAGATCGCGGTTTTCATACGCAACAACGTGCTTTTTCGTCAGTGCGTTCGAACCTCCTTCGAGCTGCGTTTCAGCCATATTATCGCCGAAGCGAACTTGAAGGTGTTTACGCTCTTTCACGTCGATCACAACTGCTCGCCGGTAGGATTTTTCGTCACGATCCCACACGATCAAGCGTTGACCAACGAAACTGCTACCGAGTTCAAAGCCGTTGACGGACTTGTCGTTGTAGCTGAATGAAGAATCGAGTCCTAACTCCGAAGCCGCTTTGTTGCCCTCGATTTCGATGTTTTGGGTGCGATCATCGTGACCGCCAACATCGACGGGGTCGTAGTTCGGGATCTTAATCGAGGACGCTGCCGACCCCGAATCACCGCCATCCCCGCCACCGCCCCCGCCAGTAACGTCGCCGGAGGGGCCGCCACGCGGCATCACGTTGTCGTCCACCCAGTCGATGATGTGTTGGACTTGTGGTGCCGTGCGACCGGGCTTGCGACCGTAGTTGACCACGCCAGCGTGCGGTGCTACGGCAACGAGTTTCCCCGTGACGCCATCGGACTTCGATGAAACGTCGGAGATCCACTCGCTGTAAACTTCGAAGTTCCACACCCGCCGCTGCTGCATGATCCGCTCGCGGGCCGCACCTTTCCCATGATCCAAAAGTGTGTCTACACTCTCTTCCATCCCCTCTTTCGCCCCCGCTCGAAACCGTCGAAACGTCTTGGTGACGGATTTGTCATCGACTGACCATTCGAGCTTGAGCTTTGCCATGGGGGTGTTACTGGTTGGTAACTACTTCCGCGCCGAACTCAACGTGAGTGTCGTAGCGGGTTGGTGCTTTGAGTTGATACAGTGTGGCCGTGCCACCGGGTTCGGGATACTCGATACGAGCATCTGTGTCCGGGGCGTCCTCGAATGGAAACACGAACAGCGGCTCATCGGAGTTTCGATCACCGCTGGTGTTTCGCTGGTACTCGTTTTGGCTGGGGTACGTTCGAAGGCAAAGCAGTTCAACGGGATCTCCCTCACTGTCTGTAGCCAGCGTATATTCGGAGTTCAACTGTCCGAACGAGTTACGCAGTTCGCCATCTTCGCCATCAGATCGGGTGTAAACTTGTGCAGACCGACCGAGACGGTCAATCTGTGCAAGCACCGCGAGATGGTTGTATGGCATTACAACTCACCAACATCCGCTCCAGTGCCGACCTCTTCGGCGTCATCGCCATAGAGGCGGTTGTCACGGACCACTGTTCGAGAGCCAGTGCCGTAGGGATTGTCGGAGGAGCCAGCCATGCCACCCATCGCTTTCTTCGCGTTTCGATACCAGATGGTCGCCGAGCCGGTTTCTTTCGACATCAGCGTTTTCTGGTTGATCGAACCGACCGACACCGACTGCGAATCAAGCTCACCAGTTGCGACCTTGGCGAACAGACAGGCGAACCAGAACAAGGCTTCTTCTCGGTTTTGCTCTTCGTACCAGTCGGCCTTGTCCCAGTCTTGAGTAATACCCTTTTCAACTCGAATGTGCCGACGCGCAATACCGAAAATTGCATCCCAGTCGTCCTGATCCAGCACAGGCTCTGAGTAGCCTGTCTGCATTCGGAGTTGCGGGAGAAGTTCGGTATCAGAAGAAGCCATGCGTTAGACCCCTTTAGGCGACGTTTGTTGCCTCAACGTAGACCGCTCGAAGCGGATCGATGTTCTTGACACCCCAACGGGCGTAGCCATTCGCACCGACGAGGTCGCCGGGCGAGAGAACAGGACCGCCGCCTTCCGAGCCTTGGCGAAGGTGGACGGGCGAATCCTCGTAGATTTTGACCGGCGAGCCGTTCTGCGCCTGCGTGACCCACATCTTGTTGCCGGTCATCCACGGACTCTCGATGAGTCGGACACCGTCGATAACGATGTCGAGGTCGTTGATGTCGGCACTGCGCATCCCCGTGGCCATCGGGATTTGGAACTGGGCATCCCACGAAATTTCGTCGCGGAGTGCGTACTTGAAGTTCGAAGAGACGAGAGCCACGAACGGCCCGTCGAAGCCGTGGTGCGTAAGCTCCTGTTTGGCCTCTTCGATGTGCCGGTGGGCCTCGTAGGCCGTGTCGTCGTTCCCGTCGTCATCGAAGAGAGCGTCGGTCGTCTCGAAATTGTGGCTGTGAGTCTGGCTGAACGAGTGTTCACCATAGTCGGGAACGTCGTACCAGAGTTCCTGCCCCTGTGCATACCCGTCTTTCAGGGCCGACAGGATGAGTTCCCGCATCGTGTTGTCCGCGCCTTCCAGCATGTCGCGGATCTTGCGCATAATGCGCTCCTGCGTGTGCTTTTCGATGTAGTCCTGCGACATCCCCACCGAGCGACCGAACTTCTTGTCGCGGATGAAGATTTGGGTGTCGTCCTTGTCACGGCCAACCGTGCGGGGATGCTCACCTTCAGCAAGCTCCTCCCAGTAGACCTCTGCATCCTGTGGTTCGTTGTAGAAGGTCTGTTGATCGACCATCTCCGCGAACATGTCGCGGAACGGACGCTCAACGTCGTTGTAAATGTCGATCAGTCGGCGCGACTGTTCGAGCAGTTCATCGAGTGGTACGCCGTCCTTCGTCTTGATTTCGTGTCGTGGCATAAAGATTTATGTCCTATGTGTTAATTGTTTGTGAACTTACTCTACGCGGTGGTCCACGTAGTGAGGTCCACGTCGAGATAGATTCGGTCGCCCTGCACACGGTTACTGCCGCCATCCTCGTTGGGTGGCAGGCAGACACCGACCGCCTGCTGAATGTCGCCAGCGGTCGAAGGCTTGGTCTGCGTGAAGCCCCCACCACTGTCGAGATACACCGGCTGGTTCGGCGTGAAGTTGGTGTCCTCGTCGTTGTTGATCATCTCAACGCCGAAGACGATGAACACCGCTCGGTCGCCAGCGAGCGTTTTGTTCTCCTGAACAAGCTGCTCTTCGATGTCGGCCAGATATGCGCCAGTCGGCAGCGCATCGAGATCGACCACCTCTTCGGGGAACAGAACCCCGAGAGCGTTGACCTCGGTCCCACCATTGGCCTCAGCTTCCGCGTCGGCCTCAACGAGTTCCCACTCGTCATCGGCGTTCTGCGAGACGCCGACGAGCGCGCCTTGCACGTCTTCGCCAACGACCCGACAGTTCGGCGCGCCGGTTCGGTTAATTGCCTGTTCTGCACCAGTTGCTACGTTCCAGTCTGCCATTGTGATTTACCTTGTAGAATTACTGCTTGCGCTGAAAGCCAGCCATGCCACTGAGATGCTTTTCGGCGAACTGACGTTCGGCCTCCTCTTCGTCGCCACCGGTTTCGCCGCGCTTACCCATGTCATCGAACTCGCCGTCGTCGTCTTCGGGGGCGGCTTCTGCCGCAGCGAAATACGCGTGCCATTCTCGAACCTTCGAAAAGGCGGCGTCTTCGAGTTCCGACTCGGTGACGGGAGAATCGGCGAACGCATCGAACTCTTTGACCTCATCGACCAGTTCGTCCTTGGCATCAGTGAAGTCTTGCACCTCACCGAAACTATCCTCGAAGTCAGCGTTTTCATCTGCGTCAACGAGTTCAGCCATCGCCTCCTTTGCCTGTTTGAACTCGGCAACGTTCGTTTCCTGTGCCTTCTGGTATTGATCTACCAGTTCAGTGAGTTCATCGTCGTCCATCTCACTGAGGTCGCCGTCGAAGTTGACCTTGTTGAATTTCATTGTGATTAGAAAGTGATCTCCTCGGTTTCAACCGAAAAGTCGTTATCCGCTGCCGAGTTCTCTGAGGCTTCGTCCTCGGTGGACTCATCTGCTTGTGCCTCGTCATCAAACTCAGTGATCGCGTCACTGGCGGCTTCGGCGAACGCGGCTGATACGCCACCCTCGTCGTAGCCACCGGGGAAGTTGACGGCAGAAAATTCGCGGAGTTTGCCGTCTTTGATTTCTGGTTCGCCCTCGTCGTTACGAATTGCTTCGTAGTTGTTGCCCAGTCCTACCGACCCGTTTCGGATTGCCGGGGGTTCATGGGTATATCGCGAGATTGCTTCGTTGTGTGTTGGACCACCAGTGTTTGGCACTCGAACCATTAGTGCCAGTTTTTCCGCCTGCTCGGAAAACCAGATTTCTTGGACGTTACCGATGTTGGCAAACGTCTCTTTCGATTTGTGATCGAGAAGATGGGGCGGTTCTTGGGTGTAATCTTTATCGCTCAGATTACGCAAGAAATTTTCAGT